TTATGATTTACTATCGTTTTGACAAATACTTGACAGGAATGAACGCTAATCTTGATAAGAACATGATTAGTAAAAGTGTTGATACACCATTTGGTAATGGTATAGCAATGATTAGCGTTCCAGCTGAACACGTAGAAAAGTTCAAGCAAACACAGTACTATGAGCTGTTAAATTCCATAGTGGCTAAGCTAAAGCCAATTGTTGAGTTACTAGAAGATTGTGACCCAATAATGAAAGAGTTAGCTGAAGAAGTTAAATAATTAAATATTGCGTGTATGTCTAAACATGATTCAATGTTAGTGGATCTTCGTGAATTTTTTGAAGAAGAAAACAATGGTAAAAATTACTTTTCTCACATGGTTATTGCCATGGAGGTAAGTGAAAATGGCACACCAATAGGTGCTGCTGTTAAAATGAAATGCTCTCCAATCTTAGCGCTTGGTGTTATTGATTTACTGCATGAGAAGCTGAATGAAGCTCGTAAACAAGTTATTGAAGAACTTGAGAGCTATGAGAAAGAAAACATGTCAGAACAGTCAAATAAACAATCTAATTTTGCTAATTCTTTTGAAGATGTAATTAAAAAAGCAATGTCTTCTATATCTGATGAAGATAAAGAGTTTTTTGCAGACTGTCAAAAGCGTGCAATGAATGCAATCATAAATGATGATGAGGAAACATTAAAATCTATTGTCAATGAAATGCGTGAGTACGTAGAGAAAAAGACAAAAAATAATGATTCATCTGATGATTTCAACATAGAAGACTTCAAAGGAGGATTCTGACAATCTAATTAACTCTTAAGAGTGTTTTGACAATTTACAGCAAAGTGCTGTACTGAATTTTTATTAATCTTTTTTATACAAAGAACAATGATCCTATTGCAAACAAAAATTGAGGGTACAAGTTACCAGTTAACAACATTGCCTGGTCAGGCATTTGAGAAAAAACTTACAAGAAGCATAGAGGACCTGAAAATTACAGGTCCTATTGCTGAATTTGCTAAGTTTCCACTTGGAACTGTATTTATTGCAGATAAGTATGAGTTCCCTGAAGATGACCATTTACACATTGTCTCAGATACAGTTACAGGACTGTTTTTCAATAGCAGTGTGTTTCCTATCTCTGCGCTTGGCGAAGAGAAAATTCAAGAAGTTTGTGACTTTACTATTGATTATATGATTGATAGTGGACGTTATGACTTGGAGAAAGAAGTTCAACCACTTGCTAACCAATTTGCATCTTATGGTTACAATTTTGACTGGGATGCTAAAGTTACTCCTAAACCTATAGAAGAAGGTTCAATGCCTGCAGGTACAAATATCAAACGTACCATTGCTGCGCATTATCCTGTGCCAAAACGTGAAGATTGTGGATTCCATATTGATCCAGACATTTGGTTCTTGATGGTGCGTAATGTGTTACGTGGCGAGAATACTTTGTTAGTAGGACCAACAGGTTCAGGTAAGACAGAGATTCTTGTCCATTTGGCCAAAGCTATGGGTAAAGAATTGTATACCCAAGACATGGGTACTGTTCAAGATGCTCAGTCTGCATTGTTAGGTGTTCACCGCATCAACAAAGAAGGTCACTCTGCATTTGATTATGCTCCATTTGTTGGACATATCAAGTCTGGTGGTATTGTTTTGTTAGATGAGTTGAATCGTGCACCTCTTGCAGCTAATAACATCTTGTTTCCATGCTTGGACAAAAGACGTTATTTACCAATTGATGTCGCTTGCGATGAAGGAGATAGAACTGTTTCTGTAGCAGAAGGAACTGTCTTCTTTGCAACTGCTAACCTTGGTTCTGAGTATTCTGGTACTCAAGCTATAGATAGAGCGCTTTTAGATCGCTTCTTTCCAATTGAGCTTGACTATCCAAAACTTGAGGATGAGGTTAAAATCTTGATGCTACGTACTGGCGTTGACGAGAAAGTTGCAACAGCAATCGTCAAAGTATCTAATGAGATACGCAAGCAGTACAAAGAGCAGGAGTTATCTTCTGCGATTTCAGTTCGTCACACACTTCAGGCAGCAAGTTTGGTGTCTGATGGGTTTGAAATAGACAAAGCATTGCTTTCTACTATTATGCCATTGTTTGAAGATGGTATAGGCGTTTCTGAGCGCAGTAAGGTACTTTCTATTGTATCTGCGTTCTAAAAAATGCTGTAGTAGGATCAGCAATGTAGAAAATAATGAGAGGGGTATTGTCGCCCCTCTCTTTTCTATAAACTTAATTTAGAAAATATGAGCAATTTTGCAAAAGACTGGTTTGGTAGGAGAAAAGAAGAAGCCTACACATACACAAGCAACAAAAATAGATTCTTCAGTTGGGATAGTGGAAGAAGTAGTTATTCTTCTTTCTTTACACGCTCTAATGATAGTTTACAAACATCTGCAAAGATGATTGGTTCTATGTTCAGAGTTATTGGTGTTCCCAAAACATTTGACTATAAGGCACATAACCCAAAGAAAAATACTGAAATTCAGATTCCAATTCACATGTTGAAAGATGAAGATGGTAAGTATCGTGAGCCAAATCCAGAGATTCTTGATGCATTCTATGGTGCTGCTATACAAAATGCTGCTCTTGCTTCTATGCAGACAACAAGTGAGTATGGTAAATCTATTACATGTAGAAATACAAATAGAACTGGATTTTCTTTGAAAGATTATATGTTCAGCATTCTTAATACAGAACGTATTGACAAAAAGCTTGCTGACAGACTTCCTGGTTATCTGAAATTTGTACAGAAATACAAAGACCATCTGTATGACAAGAACTATATACCTATTAGTCCTGAAGAAAAGGCTCAAAAACGTTTATTGGATCTTGTCACAAGAATGTTAAGGTATCCTGCTAATGTTACTGAAGAAGAACTTGCAGAATTTGCAAAGCCATTGAAACAAATGGAGCGTCTTTTAAAGAAACATGGAGGAATTCCTGCAACATCTGATGATTGTGCATCTATGGCTTCTAGCCTTGCTAATATTGTATACAAATACATAGAAGAAGAGGAAGAAGAACCAAAATCTAAAGGTGGAGGTGATGATAATGATGAAGATGGAGGAGAAGATGAGCCAAGTACTGGCGGTAAACCATCACCCTCAGCACCAAGCATGGATAAGTCTCAGTTAAATGAATTTGCAAAAGAAATGATGTGGAATTCATTTGGTCAAGATGAATCTGATGAATCAGATGCTGAACAAATGAGTGCATTCAATGATTTTGTTGATGATATGACGTCTGAGCCAACTACACCTAAATCTAATATAGATTATAGTAATAATGGTATTGCAAAAGATGGTAATGTTAAATTTATCAAATCTCGTAGCAACAAAGCAACTTATCAAGCAAATCTTAAAAGGATTGATATTACTAAAGCTGCAGTACTTCAAAAGTTATTTCAGCGTAAGAGTAAAGATTATCAGTTTTCTATGCGTTCAATGCGTTCTGGCAGATTGGATACTAATAAAATTGCAGAAGCAGTTCAAAAAGTACCAACTGTTTATGAACGTTTTGGTAAGGTAAAAACTGATAAGATTTGTGTTGGTGTGTTGATTGATGAGTCTGGTTCTATGTGTGGTAGTAAAATACAAAAGGCACGCGAAGCTGCTATCTTTATTAATGAAGTTTTTAGAGGTATGCGCGATGTTGAGCTTTTTATTTATGGTCATACAGCAGATGAAGAAGGTTCTGGTTCTACACAAATCAGAATATATCGTGAACCAGGATATCACATGGATTCTTATGCATTAGGTGCTGTTGAAGCAAGAAGTAATAACCGTGATGGTGATGCAATCATTGCTACTGCAAAACGTATCAGAAAACAGACAGAAAACCAAGGTATTTTGTTTGTATTATCTGATGGTCAGCCTTCTGCACATGATTATAATGGTAGAGAAGCCATTAATGATACACGTGAGAAAGTGAGCAAAGCACAAAATCTTGGATTTCAAGTGATTCAGATTGCCATTGAGGAGTCAGTTCCTTCTAAAGAGATGTTTGATTACTATATCAAAATGACAGATATTAAGAATCTGCCACGTGATATGGTAGGATACATGTCTCGCAAGGTTGATAAACTCATCAAGGAACGTGTTACATTGTAAAAGTTATGGCTCTTGGATAAAACTAAGAGCCATTTCTTTAACTTTTAAAAGTTTAAACATATGGTCAATAAACAGAATCCTCTTGTGGAGAGCGTAGAAAGAAAAAGTATGCTAATAAGACCTAGTGGTAGATCAACTGATTTTATTAGTCCAAGCTTTGGTCATGGTTGTTTGTACAATTGTGGCTATTGCTATATGAAACGTCATAAACCAGAAGGACTTACTATTGCAGACAAAAAGAGTGTAACTGATATTCTTACAGAAATCAATGCTCATGCGTGGTTTGATACAACTGAAAAGCCAAATCAAACACATGATGAGTATATTACATATGATATATCTTGTAATGAAGATTTTGCACTACATGCCAAATATCATGATTGGCAAAGAATATTTGAGTTCTTTAAAAATCATGAACGTGCTATGGGTTCTTTTGCAACCAAACATGTAAACAATAAACTTTTAGAGTTTAACCCTCAAGGTAAAATTAGAATTAGATTTAGTCTTATGCCAATACCTTATGCAAAGATTTTAGAACCAAATACAAGTAAGATTATAGATAGAATTAAAGCTATCAATGATTTTATTGAAGCAGGTTATGATGTGCATATTAATTTTTCTCCTGTGATTGTCACAGATGGATGGTTAGAACAGTACAGAATCTTATTTGAGGGTGTTGATGCCTTTGTAGATAGAAAATATAAACATCTTGTTAAGTCAGAAGTTATATTTCTTACGCATAGTAAAGACAAACATCAGTATAATTTAGACAATGAATTACCTGGTGAGAATCTTTTATGGCGTCCAGATATACAAGAAGATAAGATATCTCAGTATGGTGGAGAAGCATTGCGTTACAAATCAGGTTTTAAAGCAGATAGAATCAAAGAATTTCTTGAATTAAAAAATGAAATAATACCATGGAACGTTACGAGATACGTATTTTAAATGGAGTAACAGTAGCTACTCCTAAAAGAAAAAAACCAAAAGCAGAGGAAAAACCTGCTGAGAAA